TCCTGACCAAGCCACGTACTCGTTATATCGTCGGGCAACAGCTAGTTGGTCGCGTGGCTTTGCCTTTGGAGAATACTGCGACACGGAGACAATCGTATGGCTCGCAAAAGAGACTCGAACAGGGACGTTCCGGTTGCCGGTGTAAACTGGTTGGAACAACTGGCGGCGGAGGTGTGTACGCCAATGGCGCCGGAAGGTTGGTATCCAATGTATGAGATTTGCAAACGCTTGGACCGGAACCATCAGTACGTGCGCAGGATTCTGAAAATGAAAAACGCAGAGGTAAAACAGTTTATGCATCTGCTGGAGTGTGGGAGAACTGTGATTCTTCCGCATTACAATTTGAATTTTTGATGGACCTTAAAGAAGGTTGGTTGACAGTGCGGTGAGCTTTGTAGACTTCAGTGAGTAATGAATGCATTGATGCGCGACTTTGATTTTATCGAGATTGGGACGAGTGACTTCGACACGATTGTGCAGGGGTGCCCGGAGAACAGTGTGGGGCTCGTGATTGAACCGTTGGGGTATTACTTGGACCGGTTACCGGACAAGCCCCGGGTGACGAAGTTGCGTGCGGCAGTGGCCATTGACGACGTGGAGAGGCTATGCACGGTGTACTACGTCCACCCGGACGACATTGTGCGCCACGGGCTGCCGGACTGGTTGAGGGGCTGCAACAGCATTGACGGGTATCACCCACAACACATAAAGCGCGGCATTGAGGATCTGGTCAGGAAGGAGGAGGCGCAACAGTTGCCCATTGGGAGCATACTGGACCTCTGTGTGGCCAGAAGGATCAAGGTGTTGAAGATCGACACGGAGGGAGCGGACTGCCGGATTCTGATGAGCTTCTTTCGGCACATAAAAGAATCCGGGAAGGGACCGGAGTATTTGCCAAGGAGGATCATCTTTGAGAACAACGGGCTGACGTGCCCTGTTGAGCTGGAGCAGGTGTTGGAGTTGACCAAGGGATTGGGGTACATCCCCGGGCGACAGGTTGGGGACGAGTTGACGTTGTACAAAACATGAAATCCGTATTGTTTTACACCCAGAACCGCTGGGCGTTCGGTCAAATCCACCATGCGCTGATTAAGCGATTGTGGGAGCACAAAGTGTTTGCGCATCTGCTGGACTGGACGCAGCCCTATTCGCGCAAAGAGTTTCAGCTATTGAACTCAAGGTACGATACGTTTGTCACCACGCCTGAGGCAATACATGCACTGATCAGCCATGGCATTTCGCCTTCCAAAATCGTTTCAATAGCTCACTCGGAAAAAGATATTGCTGGAGGCATCCAGACAATTGGCGCCGCAGGATTTGACTCGTTAAAAAGATACGGCGTAGTGCATTCGGACCTGATTCAAGCCTCTGTGGCCAGAGGCGTGGCACGTATTCCTGATCTTGTGCGTGTTGGAATAGACTTTGACCATTACTACACGCCTGTTGGAGATGGCTTAAAGGTTATTGGCTACGCCGGAGAAAACGAGCACAAGACCGTGCATGACGTTGATTGCAAGCGCACGTATTTGCTTCCTCCTGTTATGGATGGCATGCCGTTTGAGTTCAGAGCGCACGAGTACTACAATCACATTTGCATGCCGGGGTATTACCCAACAATCGATGCGATACTGGTTCCCTCATCCAGCGAGACAGCAGGTCTGCCGGCAATGGAGGCGGCGGCGGCAGGCAGGCTGGTGATATCCACCAAGGTGGGCTATTTTGACGGAAGTGCTGGCATATTATGCAGAAACGATGATGAGGGATTTGTTGTAGATGCCAGACAAGCCCTGCTGTCATGCTCGAATCCAAGCGTCTACAAGAGCGAGTGCGAAAGGGCTCAACAGCATGCCCGGGACCATTACGACTGGAGTTGCGTTATGGACAAATGGTTGCAAATATTGGCATGATGTTGATACCATCGCCTGATGGACCTCAAGGACAAGGGCATTGACGTAGGACTGGCGACAGCCGGGCTGTTTGGTGCCCTGATGATGCTTTCAAAGACCGCTGGGCTTAATGTGGGCCGGTCAGTGCTATCGATTGTGGGAGGGGCAGCCTCGGCCAACTACGTCACGCCGTTGATCCTGAAGGTCTCAAGGCTGGAAGACGACGTGCATTACTCCTACGCTATCGCGTTCCTGCTGGGCTTTGCCGGTCTCCGCGCCATTGAACTGATTTCCTCGAAACTAATTACAGATGAATCCGCTCACGCTGTTAAACGTCGTCGCTAACGCTATTGTGGCGGTTGCGGTGCTAGATGTTTCGTTCCGGGTATTCGGGCGCCCGGACCATCCGATCCACAAGAACCAGACTCTGATGCTCACGCGGAAGTTTGTGTCGTCGCTTGTGATCACGGGTGCTGTCCTAAATATTGCGACACTGTCAACTCCAAGCTGGACAGAGGTGATTCTCAATGTTGGGTTCAGCGCGAACTACGTATTCAGCTCTTATTATGACCGTCTTACCAATTCCAAGCATCCCTCAGTATCAAGCCAAGTACCTCGGAAGCACGCCCCCCGCCGGGCTCCAAATTCTGGCGGCAGTAAAAAGAGTGCTCCCGCCGGCAGGAACCGAGGGAAACGGACTGCCGACTGACCGGATCAGCCCCAACAGCGGGATCTACGACCAGAACGGAAAGCTGCCGAAGACTCCCGGGCCGGGGACAACTTTCATGGCTCAAGTGTAAAAAAATTGTACATATATGGATAGTCCATGCGACGAAGTTGAGATGTTTGACGAGTACGTAAAGAAGATGTGGCTCGCCAAAACGAAAAAGTCGTCCCCTACGGGGACATTCAATGAAGAGATCCCCCCGGTTGCGGTCGCCCCCCTTAGTTTCGGTCAGGTGTTTAGGGAGACGGCTCAGGAGGTGCATGCCACGGCTCGGTCGAAGGGCTGGTGGGACTCGAGGGACGGCATGGAGCGGCTGTCTGCAAGCGAGTCTCCTGCGCTGTTGGAGTTTACCAAGGCAACACTCGACGCCGCCTGCATTGCCCTCGTCCACTCTGAGCTTTCCGAGGCCATCGAGGCCGCCCGGGCTGGGGATCCCCCGGACGACAAGATTCCTGAGTACTCTGGGGTCGAGGCTGAATTGGCCGACGTAATCATCAGGATCATGGACATCGCTGCGCACCGAGGCTGGCGCGTAGGTGACGCTGTTGAGGCCAAGATGGCGATGAACCGAGGCCGGTCCCGGATGCATGGCGGAAAGAAGTTTTGATGAGCTCGTACCTCAAATGGGAGCTCTACTCCCACACTCGCCCCACAGTACCCGGGGACTACTGGATTGCGACACTCGTTCACCCAGAAGGCGGGTTCTCCTCCACTGTCACAAACTTCGCTACCGTCCCGCTACAAGCCGCGTGGCACGACCTCGCCTACCTGCTGGATATCGCTCCAGAATGCCTGTTGTGGTACGGTCCGCTGGAGTGGCCTGACATCAAGCCGCACGCCATGAAACGGCTTGTCAAAGCCCAGCAGCAGGAGTTTGTCCGGGTCCACGAGAAATGCTGCCAGAGGTGCGGGGACGTCACCGGCGTAAACAGCCGCTCGATCCCGTACAGAGACCAGCCAATGGACTGCCGGAAGTGTGAGGCGCCAAGCTCCGTTTTGATCAGAAAGAAATTGCAGGGGCCGACCGGCACTGCTTAGTTTTCCGGCTCAACCCATGACTGGCGGGTTGCGGAAAAGCCCCCGGCTCCACGTGTGAGGATGACCGGGGTGTTTCGTTTGTGGAAACCTTTGTTTCATGGGGTCATAGCACCTGTCGCAGGATCTCCCTGCGCACCATTCGGATCGTCCACAAAATTGGTTGCGGGGGGAGGAATCGAACCTCCGACATGGTGCTTATGAGACACCCGATCTACCACTGAGCTACCCCGCGATTGAAATTGGCTCGCAAACATCGCTTGCGAGGTTTACTTGCGTCAAATAATATCAATGCTACTCATTGGTCAATTAATTTATGAAAGAACCCAAGGGATACGTTAAGCAAAAGCTCAAGCAATGCGGTCACGTTCAAAAGCTCCCGGGGGAATTTGTAAAATGTGACATGCTAACCAGCAGGTCGTACAAAATGAGCAACGGCTCAAAAATTCCGCTCTGCCCAGCACATGCCCCAAAAAACTGATTCGAGAATGGAAGTGGTGATGAAGCCAATTGACGAGCTGATCCCTTACAACCGGAACGCTCGGCAGCATTCGCTTGTGCAGATTATCTGCCTCAAGGAAAGCATCTCTCAATTTGGGTTCACAAATCCGGTCCTAATTCACTTCTCTGGTCGCATTATTGCCGGCCACGGTCGCGTTGAGGCTGCCAAGCAGCTTGGGTTCAAGCAAGTGCCATGCATCGTCATGCACGATCTGAGCGAGGCGCAGGTCCGGGCGTACACGATTGCGGATAACCAACTGCCATCGATGGCGACTTGGGATTACGACATTCTCGCCGCTGAGATTGATGAGCTCAGGGAAGAGGGCTTTGACATGTCGAAGTTGGGATTTACCAAAGAAGAGCTGGATGAATTGTGCGGATCCCCGGATGAAGACTCCGAGATTTCAGAGGAAGAAGAAAAGAAACCGGACTCCGACACAACGATTTGTCCGAAATGCCATCACGAGTTTGTGATCTGATATGCCGAAACCAATCATAGGAATGGTCCCCCCCCGGGGGTGGCACTTTTACGAATCTGACGTCCGCCTGACCGGCATTACGTACTCGGATTTGTTGGTAAATGTTCAAAACTACCGGGCCGAAAATCATTTGCCGGGAGGAGATGTTGAAGGCGACGTGGCCTCGTACATATGCTCGAACTGGCCAAACTTCTGCCACGGGGTGGACATGGTTACGATAACGAGCGTCACTCCACAAACGGCATCTGCTGACCTACTCAACGACGTTCAAACGTGGGCTCGCAACATCCTGACCTCTCAGGATCCCCACCCGCTCGTTACGGACGACCTCGCCGAGGTCCGGGCCAAAACGTGCCGCGCATGCCCTCAAAACGTCAACTGGCGGGGTGGGTGCGGCTCTTGTGTGGCGGCAGCAGAGAGAGTCTGTGCCAGCGTCAGACAGGCTCGTGACACGGCATCAACAGCGGTCCTCGGGGGCTGCCGGCTCATGCGGCACGACAACCGCACTGCCGTGTTTATGGACCGGTCTGTGCTACAAAAGGCAACCAACCTGCCGGAGAACTGCTGGGTTAACCTCTGATTTTATGTCCGACTACGCCAAGCCTCTCGACCCCAAAATTACGGACAAGTTCGCCGACAAAGCTCCGCGCATTTCGGACGCTCACGAGAAACCGCGCATCCTTGACCTTGATGTTACGGACCAGTCCACCGGCAAAAACGAGACGGTTGACCCGGACACGTTGCAGGTTCGCCGGACCTTCAAGAACGCCGAGCAGGCACACTCCGCGTACAGGCGCCTTAAGCAACAGAACGTCGAGCGCAACCGCAAGAATCAACTCATACAGAAGAAATTAAACAATGAACCCCCTTACCAGCCCAAGAAACTTGAATCGATGGGCCAAAACTGGCGCAGCAATCGTCCTACTGGGTTCCTTAGCACTATGGTTTCGAGGGTTCAGCCTCCTTTCCGAGAAATCATTGAACAGGCGGCGACACTGACGTTCACGAGGTTTCCAATTGATTCTGTCGATTCGGAGCACAAAACCAAGGTGTTCCGCGAGTCGATCACCAAGTGTATCCGGGGGTGGAATGGCTGGGACGACCTACTGGCGCAGACAGTCCACGAGAACACCACGTTTGGGTTCTGTGGTTGGTGCTGGGACGACCTGCGCGACTGGAAGCCCGACTTCCTGCGGCAGGACTACACCTTCTTTTCCATCGAAACCCCAATGGTTGCCGACGCAACCCCGATCTGGGCTCGTAAACGCCGGTATCAGATTGCGGAGTTGTTGCCGGTCCTCGAGCGGGAGGAGATGAGCATCCTCGCAGGGTGGCACATCAAAAACCTCGTCAAGGCCATCAACAACGCCATCCCGGCGGGGCGCACGCTCGATGCCGATGACGACGCAAGACGGTACGAGGACTGGATCAGGGAGGGCTCGTACGGAGCCAGCTACGAAAATGACGCAAAGTATGTGGAGTTGGGTGAAATCCTTGTTAAAGAGCCGCATGGGAAAATCTCCCGTTACCTTTTCGACGACAAAAGCGGAGATGAGATTTGTACGCAGATTGATCGCTACAACAAAATGTCCGAGACCATTGCGCTCTTCGCAGTCGAGATCGGATCCGGGAACCTGATGTCCTCCCGGGGAGCCGGGCGCGACCTGTACAACACCCATGTCGCAGTGGATAAGGCTCGAAACCTTGTCGTGGACAACAGCTACATCAAAGGGTTGTTGCTGCTCAAAAAGGGGCCGACAGCAAAGCCCAACATGGCGCCGCTCACGGTCCACCATCCGGTCGCGTTTGTAGCCGAGGGCTACGATGTCATTCCCCAGTCCTTGCCGGCTGACGTTGATGACTTCTTGAGGCTGGACAAGTTTGTCAGCCAGCTTGCCGAGATTCAGGTTGGCACATTCCTCCCCGGGAGCCCAGTTGAGACGCAAGGCAGCGCCAAGACCGCTTCCGAGGTTAACCGCATCGCGGCAATTGAGAACCAGCTCAGGCAGGGAATTCTGATGCGGTTCTCCCGCCAGATGTCGCATGCTGTTGAGCGCATGCAACGGGGAATCTGCCACCCAGAGCACATCAAAGCGGCAGCGGATTTGAAAGGGGTCATCGACTTGGTTCGCCAGACTGAGCCGCGTGCCATCTGGGCGCGGCGCGAAGTCGTAGATGCGTTTGACCGTTCTATGATGGAGATGCCTCCGTTCCTCGTTCCATTTGAGGTGCCGGAGCATCTCGACGAGGATGCCATCAACTGCTGTCTCGAGATGCTGGACAAAAACATCCCGCCTAGCGACATCCTGCTGATGGCGTACAGTCCTGCCGTGGAGCTCATCCCCGACCAAACTGCTCAGGACAACCAGATTCTGGACCTGATGATCCAGCGGTACATGGGCAACCCAAACATCAATCAGGATGCCCTGATGAAGCTGGACTGGGTCAGGAAACTGGGCCAGACGACTGCCAACGAGGTCATCCTGCCGAAGGATCAAGTCGAGGCCATGGCCATCGAGGCAACGCGGCAGCAGATTATCGAGCTCCAGTCCATTGTCGCTGGCCAAGACATCCCGGTCTCGCCTCGAGATAACGACATGGTGCATCTGGAAACGATGATGCAAAAGCTGATGCCGGTCATGCAGAACATCCCTCCCGGGGGACTTCCACCGGAAGGAGTGCAGCCACTCATCCGAGCCATGCAGCACTTTGCGCAGCACGTCTCAGCAGCAGAGGCAAAGGGAGCTCCAAGAGAACAAGTGGCGGCATTCAAGCAGGCGTACCAAGAAGCTATTGGGCACCTCACTGCTGGTCAAAATACGCCGCCGCCACCAGAGATACAGCCTGCTGCTGCATCTGCTGGCAGACCGGCGCCGCGCACAACGGCAGCGGCGATGAATATTGCCGGCCAGATTTACTCAGAGCAAAATCAATCTCAGAACGCAGGGGTCGCAAGCGTTGCAACACCACCAAGACCATCAACAGCAGCATAATATGGGCGGAGTAAACCTTGGC